CGTCCATTGCACTGTAGCTTACAGGCTCATTCATGGCCCCCATTATACCACCATTAGCTCTGCTTGGTGGTGATCCTTGAAAAGTTGTTTGTGGTATTGTTATTCGTTGTTCTAAGTTACCAATTCTTCTTTCAGCTGGAGGTGGTGCAAACTGTCCACCATACATTTTATCCACTGCACTTTGATACATTGCAGGATCCATAGGTTGTGCTCTTCTCGCATCTTGCGCTGCACCTACACCAGCTAATATTGCTGGTAACCCTACTGCTAAAGTTGTGCCGAGAGCCGTGGGCTTATCATCTTTAAATAAAGCTCCACCAATTCTGCTAAAAATGCTTTGGCTATCTTTTTTTGGTAAATCTCTTAAGAATTTTCTAGCGGCTGGTGTGTTCTCGTCAAAAGGTAAATTTACTTGTTTACCTCCTGTTTGCGTGCCTCGACCACCAAAACCAAATCTTGATGCTCCCAATCCTGCTATACCAGCAGCCATTAAAGCATCTTGTGGTTTGTTACCTGTAAGTAATGAAGCTAGTCCAGATCCTATTCCAGCACCAACACCGCCAGGCAATATTGCGTTACCAATAATGGGTGCTGCTATCTGAAGACCTTTTTCTAATATACCTTTTAATCCTTTGAGCATAATCTCCTTTAATGCAATTTATGTGATTGTTTACGGCAAGAAGGCTACGCTTGAAATAAAAAGCCAATTAATTCTATATTTATAGGCAAATTATTGGTATATGACAATAGATAAATGGAGGAGATCCGAATGCAGAAAGAAATAAAACTAAAATTTGACGCTATAAGACCATTTGGTCCTACGGTCATAAAAGGTAAAGTGCCAGATTTTATATTAAATGTAGTTAATGAGAAGTGCGATAAAATACTTGGCGATCCTAAATTAGCTAAAGAATGGGATTGGTCGCCAAATTTAGCAGGTAATGTTAAACAAGAAGTGCGTTTGCCACCAGAGTGGATAGATGCAGAGGGTCAACAATTAGTTTTTTTACTTGGTGAAATGGTAAAGCAGTATTTAAGTATACCACCTGCTAATGAAACACTAGCACCAGATAAAATAGATAAAATGGTTATTGAATCTATGTGGGCCGTGAGTCAATGGGCGGGAGACTTTAATCCTGCACATATGCACGATGGTGATTTATCAGGCGTGTTCTACACAAAGATGCCGAAAAGCATTGATAAAGAAAGAGCAGCCGAGGATCATTATCCTAGTGTAGGGGACATTGTCTTCATGTGTGGTGATCCTAAAACATTTAGTGGACACAAATTACAACATCCACCAGAGGTCGGTGACATATTTATGTTTCCGTCATGGCTAACACACATGGTGTATCCGTTTCGAACTCCAGATGAAGAGAGAAGATCGGTGTCTTTTAATTTACGATTAGTGCCTAAAGGTGCAACTTTAACCACTGATGAACATAAATAAAATACCAATTTTTACACAAGAAGTTTTTCATTTTACGCTTCCAAATTTTGAAGAGTGGAAAAAACTCATTAATCAAATTATTTTGGTTGAAGAAAATAAAAACATTCATGAGCACGATACCTCTCCAGAAGAAGCATGTAATGTAATGGCTAAAAGGACAGCTTGGAACTCTCATCAGAGGTATCCAGCTTTAAATATGTTGTGTAATGAAATTAGAGTTTACCTTAACAAATTTATAGAAAAAGAAAATTACGACATTCCTGATTTAGATGTAACAGATTGCTGGATTAATTGGTACAAAAAAAATCAGTATGCGCAACCACACAAACACGGAGGCGTTTTATCTGTTGTTTTATTTGTTGATGTTGAAAAATCTAACAGTAAATTTTTCTTTCACTCTGACAATAATGCTGTTTTTGTTAAAAAAGACAATGTTCATACAAATTTTAGCAATGTTAAAGAGCTGACAGCAAAAGACGGAACTGTTATATTTTTTGACGGTTCAGTTTTTCACTCTGTAAGTTCAAATACAACTGACAATACTAGAGTTACGGTAGCGATAAATTTTAGTGTTAATTATAAAAGTAGCAGAAATGAATATTGAAGTATTTGATGATGTCTTAGAAAATTCTTTACTCGAATTTGTTAGAGAAGAATTAAACATTTTAACATGGATGCAACAAAAATCTCATCTTTTAAAAACCGATGAAAAAATGAATTTCTTTTTTGCTTCTGTTGAACAAAATTTATTTACTCATCAATTTTTATACAATCTAATTTGTAAAAAATACAACATATCTAATAAATTTTCGAGATCCTATGTGAACTGTCACCCTCCTCATTCGTCTGGAAATTTTCATACTGATGACGGTGATCTGACTTTATTATTCTATCCTGATAAAAATGAGAAAAATAAAGGTGGAACAGAATTTAAAGATGCAACTAACGTAGATTATAAAACGAATAGACTTATTATTTTTGATGCAAAAATTTTACATAAAGCAAATATTAATTTATCTGATGAGATGAGATATTCAATAGCATGGAAAACTATAAAGTAGATAAATTTCCTATGGTCCGAGTGACATGGATGGATGCTAAAGACACGGAAACGGGATGGCTTCATATAAAAGAAATTATTTCTTCACCGTTGGCCGTGTGTCAAGAGGTTGGATACATGGTTGTAAACAATGATGATAAGATAGTGATTATGCGATCTTGGTGTGTAGACAAAGATGACAACCATGGAGGTGGTGCGATAGCCATACCAAGAGGGTGGGTTAGAAAGATAGAATATTTAAAAGTGGAATATGCAACACAATAAAAACACAGAATTTGTAATGTATGTTGATAATTTCTTATCAATAGAGACTTTAGAATCTTTACAAGAAACTTTTTTAAAAATTAATTACAATGAAGTAAAAAATCCAGAGGGTCAAATTTATGGTTATAGACATACCTTTCCTCATAGTTTTCACACAGACCCATTGCTTAAATTAATCAAAGATTATTTTTTTCCAAATAGAGATTTAGAGCCAATATCAGTAAGCGCTCATTTAAGGCAAAATGATAAAGAGCCTTTGTTTCATGTTGATGTAGAAAAAGGTAACGTAGCAAACTTCTTGTTATTTGTAAAAGGAGAGTCTTTACTTAATAACGGAACAGGTTTCATGTCTGGTAAATCTTTAAGCTCTCATATAGGTTTTATAGAAAACAGAGCTTTGTTTTTTAATGGTAGTAAGATACCACACTCAGACCTGCAATCTTTTGGTGACAGTTCTAAAAGATACACTCTAAATATTTTTTATAAAGATGCATAAAATTTTTATTGGTACGCCCTGTTATGGAGGCATGATCACAGCAGACTATTTTAAAAGTTGCATGCAGCTCGTGGCTTTAGCTGCATCTAAAAAAATAGAATTACAGTTTGGAACAATAGGTAATGAATCATTAATAACTAGAGCTAGAAATACTTTAGTACAATTGTTTATGGATGGTGATTATACACATCTTCTATTTATAGACTCAGACTTAGCTTTTAATCCAGAAGCTGTTATTAGAATGCTTGAGTATGACAAAGATGTTATTACAGGTATATATCCAAGAAAAACGATAGATTGGATAAAAGTGAAAAAAAGACTTAAAGAAAACCCTAACATATCTGAGGACGAGTTACTTGCATCCTCTTTGCAATATAATTTAAATGTAAAAAATCCTAATAGAATAGAGATGCAAAAAGGTTTCATAGAGGTCATGGACGGTCCTACAGGATTTATGTTAATCAAGAGAGAGGTATTTGTAAAAATGGCAAAGCAGTATCCAGAGCTAAAATTTGTCCCCGATCAACACATTAATCAATCTCATGACAAAGAATTCGATTATCACAAAACGTCTGATTGGAATTATACTTTTTTTGATACTATGATAGAGCCAGAAACACGCAGATATCTGTCAGAAGATTACGCTTTTTGTCGTTTATGGCAAAATATGGGTGGCAAAATATACGCAGATATTGTTAGTGGTATGACTCATTATGGTAATTATGCTTTTCGTGGTAACGTATCTACGCAATTTAAAAAATGAAATCATCAGCTTTTAATATTCACATAATAGACAATTTTTTTCCAGACGATATTTATGAGAAAATTGTTAAGTCAATACCCACTATGAACTGGGGAAGCAGAGACCTCATGGATTCTAAAAAAGAAGGCGATCATCTTTGGTTTAGTAATCTTGTTCATCCAGAGGACGAGCTAACAGATATATTAATAAACTTAATAAACGAAAAAAGTTTTTTTAAAATTAAGAAATTCAGCCTGCTTACTTATACTTTACAATCTCGAACCGAAGAGCCTTTTGTGCACACTGATGATTCTTCTGGTGATAGTCAAATACTCATTTATATTGACGGACCCGTGGATATTAATAAAGGCACAGGATTTTACGTAAAACAAGGTAATGAGTTCTTTTTAAACACTCACGTAGGTTTCTTCAAAAATAGGGCAGTTTTGTTTCCTACGGGCATTTGGCACTCCCCTTTGACGTGGAATTCAAAAGATGGAATACCTCGTATTGCATTAATTGGTCAATTTTGATAGAAACAACCTATGCAACTAGTAGATTTAAAGTTTCGTCCAGGCATTGATAAACAAGATACTGCCTATTCTGCTGGTGATCAACGTAAGTATGTGGACTCTGACTTTGTAAGATTTCATTACGGTAAGCCAGAAAGATGGGGTGGATGGGCTAATTTGCCTAACCCAAATGTCACGGTGGTTGGTGCCGTTAGAGATACACACTCTTGGATAGGCTTAGATGGTACGAGATATTTGGCTTTAGGCTCCGATAGAAAACTATATATTTTTTCTGAAGGTAAAGTTTATGACATTACGCCTATAAGAAGAACTGCTAGTCTTACAAATCCTTTTGCTACATCAAGTGGATCTTCTACGGTAACGGTTACTGATGCTGGACATTTAGCTGAGGTCGGTGCGTTCGTAACTTTTGATAATGGCTCTTCTACGAACGTGGTAGATGGTATAGATTTTAATGCTGAATTCGAAATTTTAACTGTGCCAAGCAGTAATACCTATACAATAAATGCTGGGACAAACGCATCTGGCACTACAGCAGCAGGTGGAGGCTCTACAGATGCAAGCTATCAAATAAATCCTGGTCCAACATCCTCTACATATGGATATGGTTGGGGCACGGAAACTTGGGGAGCTAGCACTTGGGATGAACCAAGGTCTTCTTCTAATGTTGTTGTAGAGGGTAGAAACTGGTCACTTGATAATTTTGGTGAGGATTTAATTGCAACAGTTTTAAATGGTGGCACGTTTATTTGGGATACATCAGGAGGTTTAGCTGCAAGAGCCACAGCGTTATCCAATGCTCCAACAGCTTCTAGATTTAGTATTGTTTCTACAGACACTAGACATTTATTGATATTCGGAACAGAAACTACAATTGGTAATACGGCTACACAGGATGATCTTCTCTTTAGATTTTCGGACAGAGAAGATGCAACAGATTACACACCTGTTGCTACAAACGAGGCAGGATCTTTAAGAATAACAGATGGTTCTAGAATTGTTGGTGCCGTTAAATCAACAGGTCAAATACTAGTATGGACAGATACATCATTACACGGCATTCAATTTGTTGGCACACCATTTACATTTGGTCTTAGACAGCTTGGTGCTAATGCTGGGTTAATAGCACAGCACGCAGCTATAGAAGTAAACGGAGTTGCTTATTGGATGTCAGACAATGCATTTTATCTTTTTGATGGTGTTGTCAAAAAAATGCCTTGCACTGTTCAAGATTATGTATTTGATGACCTAAGTTACACAAACAAAAATGACATCGCTGTTGGTCTAAATACAGCTTTTAACGAGATAATATGGTATTATCCCTCTGCTAATGCTACACAAATAGACAGAGCCGTTGCTTATAATTACTTAGAAGGCACTTGGTACACAATAAATCTTGCAAGAACTACATGGCTTGGTGCTTATGTGTATGAAAAACCGATTGCAACAGAGTATAGTTCGTCCGCGACTGCAAATGCTACTAGCATACTAGGGTTGACTGCTGGTGCATCTTTTGTGTATGAACATGAATCTGGTAACAATCAGGCAGATGGCACGGCCATAACAGCATTTTTAGAAACAGGATCTGTTGAAATAGCTGACGGTGATCAGCTAATGTCTGTAAATAAATTAGTTCCTGATTTTGACAACTTAGCAAACACTATGACTGCAAGACTTACATTAGAACAATATCCTCAATCAGCATCAAATGTGCAAACAAGTGGCACTATAACGAGCACAACAGAAAAAATAAGTGTAAGAGGCAGGGGTAGAGCTGTAAAAATACGATATACAACTAATACAGTAGATGATACACCTTGGAGACTTGGTTCACAAAAATTAGAGATAAGACCAGACGGTAGAAGATAATGGCTAAAATAAATATAACTAGATTACCAAACGCTACACAAGAATATGACCCTGGTCAGTTTGATCAAATGATTAGATTACTTGAACAAATAGTTTTTTTATTAAACACAAACTTTCAACAAGACTTGAAAGAAGAAACTGAATCGGAGACATTCTTCCTTGGCTAATACATTTAAAAGTTCAATGGTTGATCTTACATCTACAGATCTGACAACAATATTAACAGTGCCTACAGCTAATCCTGGTGCTACACCACCTGTGCCACCCACAACTGATGTAGTAAAATCTATTTTAATTTGTAATGATTCTGGAAACACGACATTAGTAGATTTAGAAGTAGTTAGATCATCTGCAACGTTTGAATTATTTAAAGCTAAAAGTGTAGCTACTAACACTACAACAGAGTTACTATCTCAGCCTCTTGTTTTGCAAGAGTCTGATGTACTAAAAGCGCAGGCCAACGCTGCTAATCAAGTGCATATAATTGTAAGCTTTATGGAGGTTACAAAAGGTCAACTTTAGAAAGGAATATTATGGATTTACAATCATTATTTATAACACCTGTTATGATGACAGAGGTTACGGGCCACGGTCACTTAATAGATCGACTATATGAAATTAAAGCGCAAGATAAAAAAGGTATGCCGAGATCTAATATTGGAGGTTGGCATAGTAACGATGAGCTGTATAAGGATGAGGAATTTAAAAGCACCGTTGGTGATATATTACTAAAAGCCAAAGAGTGTTTTGGTCATTTGGATGTGCAAGAAAAGTATGTTCCTGAATTGACAGGGCTATGGGGCATGATTAACCCACCAGGTTCTAGAAATAACGTACATACACACCCCTATAACTATTTATCAGGAGTGTATTATCTAAAAGTACCTAAAAATAGCGGTAATTTAGTGTTTCTAGAGCCAAAACCGCAAGCTGAGGTGTTATCGCCCCCAAAAATTAAAGAGGCCTCTATACACCTAGCACACAGCGTTACTTGGGAACCAAAAGAAAATTCATTGATTTTTTTCCCATCATGGTTACAACATGAAGTACAAATAAATAATTCTAATCAAGATAGGGTTATTTTAAGTTTTAATATTAATTGGAGAGAAAATGCCGATAGTTGAACCTGCAGAACAAATAGGAACAATAACTTTAGAAGATGGAAGAGTAATTCCTAAATACAAAGTAAAGACTGAAACTACATTAACTAATACGGAGACTGGTCAAGAATATGAATCTGAAGAAGCTATGCAAGCAGACATAGATGATCCAAACACTTCAACAACTGCTGAAAAAATCAGACGAGATGTTAAAGTATTTGCTCCATCATTAAAAGATATGTTAGGTCAAACTCCTAAGTCTTAAGATTTCTTACATTCACAATCATCACCACAATGTTTTTCAGGATCTTTGAGATGTCTCTCAACGTCTCTTTCCATAGCTAGTAGTCTTTCGTGGTATTTGCTCACCTTATCTGCAAGGTAGGCAATGGCTTTATTTATGTCTTCGTTTTTCATAATATCTCCTGTGATTGTTAATTTTGGTGAGAACCTAATGTAAGCATATTTTTAATCTCTGCAACAGTATTTTTTTATTTGTTTTCTTGACACCAAATTTGTGTTATGAAAGTGATAAAAAAGAATGAAAGAAAGAACATATACATTTGGGAGAATAATAAAAAGATATGATATGCCTCTAGATGCTATTGATGATCTAAATAATAAATATGAAGAACATAGAAAAAATTTAAAATCTTTTGGTCCAAGATTAGCTGGGAGATTAGATTCTGAACTAGGTTTTACTGAGCATATTGGAAAAACAAAAATAGCTAAACATATCGTGGACTGTATGAATGATTATATTGAAACATTAGAAAAAGTTAATCTATATACGGGCACTAAGAAATTAGAAATTTTAAGTTGTTGGATAAATGATATGAAAGAAGGAGAGTACAATCCTCCACATACACATCATGACAACACTGGTTGGTCCACTGTTTTATTTTTAAAGATACCTGAGTACATTGATGATTCAAAAAATCCTCATAAATTTAAAGACGGAATGCTAGGTTTTACAGATGTTGATGGTTCACGCACTACATGGATGAACGCTGAAGTAGGTCATTTTTATATTTTTGAAGCTGGGCATCAACATTGTGTTATGCCTTTTAAAACAAAAAAAGAAGGAGATATTAGAAGATCAATGTCTTTTAATTTTATAAGTCATGTTGAATAAAAAAATTACTTTTTGTGCGGTAGATAAAAATTTTGTTGACGTGTGGCCTCATCCAAAGCCAGCTTCCAAGTTTATACCAGACGAATATAAAAAACTTCCAAGGTTTGCAAATGGTAACATGCATGTACCTACTTTAAAAACATGCATACCTTTTTTAGATTCTTTAACTGCTGGGTATATTATACCTTTTGATCAAGATTATTTAGTTGATCCAATTGAAAATGATTTTACAGTAACCCCCGCTAACAGACAAGTAGATGATTTTGGTGTACACAATCAAGTTCAATTACCTAAGAATTGGCAGAAGGTAGCAGGAGAAAACGCTGGTAAATTCATTAACAAGTGGCTTATTAAAACTCCACCTGGATACAGTTGTTTGTTTATAAAACCTATGAACAGAGTAGAAACCAGATTTGATATAATAGCGGGAATTGTTGATACAGATGATTACGTTAATACAATAAATTTTCCGTTTATACTTAATAAAAGAGATGAACAATTTCTTATTAAAAAAGGCGAACCAATGGTGCAGGTAATACCTTTTAAACGAGATTCATGGAAATCGTGGTCTGGTTTTTATTATGAAAAAATGCACTCTAAATTTGTATATTTATTTCATAGTAAGTGGGTTGATAGGTATAAAAATCTTATTTGGAAGAAAAAAGTTTTTAAATGATAGAAATACAAGAATACATACATTGTTATGAGAATGTATTAAATTTAGATATATGCAACGATATAATAAATAACTCTGAAAATTTAAATTTTAGAAAAGCCACTACATTTAAAAATAGTAATGATAGGAAATGTTATGCTGAATTGCTTGATAAAAAATATGAAACTATTTTATATAATGCAGTTGGCACTGTAATACAAAAATACGCAGATGATCATAAGTGGTTTATGACAGGTGCTTCTACAAACGACACTGGTTATGAACATTTAATTTATGTTGGATCAGAAAACGGAGAGTACAAAACACACGTAGATCATTTTGATCTGCATCCAAGAGTTTTAAGCTGTTCTTTTATTTTAAATGAAGAGTATGACGGTGGGGATTTTTCTTTTTTTGAGGGTAAGCATATTGTTAAAAAGAAAGCAGGAAGTGCCGTGGTTTTTCCTAGTAATTTTTGTTTTCCTCATGCTGTTACACCTGTAACAAATGGTGATAGACACGCTGTAATTACATGGATTCATTAAAAAAACAAAAATATAAATACGTCAAAAACATCCTTTCACTTGATATGGTTGAGTTTTTGACATCTTTTAGTTTAAAAAATTTTACAGTCGGTGATTCTCAGGTACCACTGTCCTCAGCTAGTCACTCTAAAACATCTGAAATTTACAGTCATATTACTGATTATTTACTTCCAACTATGGAGAGAGAAACAAATTTAAAATTAAAACCCATATACTCTTACAATAGAATTTATCTTGGAGGATCTGAGCTTAAAAAACATTTTGATAGAGAGGCATGTGAAATAAGTGCATCTATAACTTTAAAATACTTTTATAAAGATTCTAATTACAAATGGCCTTTATGTATGGGAGATAAACCTATAATTATTAAAACGGGCGATGGTGTAATATATAAGGGTTGTGAAATACCACATTGGAGACCTGTATTTAATCAGCCAAAAGAATATTGGCATCACCAATTATTTATTCATTATGTAGATGTAAATGGTCCTTTTTCAGATTATCAAGCAGATCAAGAGTAATTAGGATCGTAATCTACCCAAGTTTCACCATCTTTAACAGTTCCATTAGCAACAGCAGTTTCAAAAGCAGTTATTGCCGTTTCAATTTGACCTTTTCTAGTTTCTGCCCATGTAAGTAAAGCAGCGATTGTAGTCGATCCAACAGCGTCACTCGTAGCATTTAAATTTGTGTTACCAGTCATCATACCTGTTGATGCATCTTTATTTTGAATTTCGTTTTGTCCAACTAAATTATTCCAAATAACAGCATGAACTGTATTAGGAATATCTGGCATTGAAGAACCTTTATCAGCCCAGTCAATACCAAAAGAATTGTCTACTAAAACTCTATCTCCATTGATTATTACAATTTGTGTTGCCATCAATATCTCCTAATGTTTTATAATATAGTTTACCACCACAAAAGGTGAGAATGAATTATTTCCTGCCGCGGTTACATTTCCCGTTAAAGATGTTGTAATGTTACCAGTTAATGTTCCAGACAAAGTATGAGAGTGGTTATGTCCAGTTCCAGAACCAGCGTTAGTTGTGGCTGTGCTTTGATTGCCTGGAGCACCAACAACTTGAGGTGGGTTACCTGCACCTGTACCCGCTGTTCCACTTTTTTGGTAACTGTGTGAGTGTGATGCTAATTGATCAGTAGATATAGATGTATTATCAATACTTCCTGTAATAGTAACTGACTGGTTTGTTGCATTTGTTGCAGCTTGGTTATTAGTAACTGCAACTGTAACTGTATTAGCTCCACCTGTGCCAGCTAAGTTGTAAGTATTACCATCAAAACCTTGTGGCATTTTACCTTGTAGATTAGGAACATTAAAAGTAGTTGAGTTATCACCTGTGCCGTAAGTAGTTCCAACAACTGCAAATAAATCTGCGTAAGTAGTTCTTGATACGGCTGCACCATCACATAAAAGATAACCATCAGGAGCCGTTGCTTTTGTCCAAGGCTTAATAGCCCCTACTTCACTTCTATTTACTATATCTTGTAAGTTAGCCATAATTAATCGTTATACTTTAATAACCAACCGTTGTCACTGTCATAAAACACCAACGCTATAGCAGCACGGTTAGTTGAAATTGTTAAGTCTGATGTTGCTCCCTGTATTTTAGAACCATTTCTTGCTACAGTGATATTGTTAGTACCTGATGTACCATGTGAATCAATTATTTTTACTTGGTTTCCAATTGAAGGAGAAGAAGGTAAAGTAATTGTTACAGCAGTTCCAGAAGTATCAACAAATATATTATCACCATCAGAAGCTGTATAGTTTCCACTTTTTTCTATCCATGCTTCACCTAAACCAGCAAGAGAAAAAATATCATACCAGTTAGTGCCATCTGTAGAAACTAATCTGTATTTACCATTTGTAATTGTTAGTGTGTTTCCAGAAGCGCCTAATCTTGCAGTTATATCAGCGCCACCTGAGATGTTGTTATAAAGTCCGTAAGTTTTTTGTGTAGCTGGAAACTGTACAATGTGAGTGGTAGAAATAGTTCCAGAAAAAATTATTTGGTTTTGTCTTGCTTCGTTGTTAGCTTGAGATTGTGGACCATCTGCATTCGTTAAAGTTGTTGGCCCTGTTCCAGAAAGAGTTTTTGCATAAACACCAGCAATAGCAAACTCAAATACTTGAGAAAAGTTATTATTAGTAATAGTACCCCAAGTTCCTGAATTTTCCCCAGTGGTTTGAAGTTCTATTCTTAAACCTGTCGAAAATGTTGATGCCATTTAATCTCCTAATTTAAAACTTAATGATTATTTTAAAGTTTGTCAAAACTTTTTTTTATGCAGCTTTGTGAACTTCCGTCCAAACTATCCGCTGTTTGAGTCATCTACTTGTGACCAGAAGGTCCCTTGTAAATTTCCTACACTACTAGTAGCAGAAACGCCAGTGATTGTAAAGGCCACATCTATGGTAATGTTTACCGTGCCTACATTAGAGGTCGCTGATACACTAGGTGCTTCATAAATAGTCTCTTGTTCGGCGTCTCCAAGGGTTGCTTGCATGCCCACACCAGTGACAAATACTGATGTTTCAACATCTCCTACAGCTGATGTAAGAACATTGCCAGCTACATCAATCGTTGTAGGTAAAGTCCCTGTTGCGGAGGTTAATCCAATACCAGTTACAGAAAGATTAGAGTCACCTCTAATAGCAGGATCTCCTATAGAAGAAGTTAATCCAATACCTGAAACTGATATAATTTGATCTGTTGTGAGTGTAGGTGTGCCTAGAGAAGCTGGTAGTGAGAAGCCTGTTACAGCTTGTGCTATCCCTACAGCGCCCCATTGTTGATCACTCCAACCAATAGAATCACCTGTGTTGATATCAGTATCACGGTTCCAACCCGTAGTTTTTGTAACAGCAACTGACTCATCACCTAGTGATGAAGTCATACCAATACCTGTTACAGATATGTTTTGATCTGTTGTGATGGTGAAAGAACCAAACGAACTGGTGAGGTTAACCCCACTAGGAGATACTTCTGCAACACCAGTGGCCACAGCGTCTCCTGCAGTGGCCGTTAATGATACGCTTGGTAAAGTTACTGATGCGGTACCAGTAACTGCTTCTTCTCCTAAAGCAGAAGTTAATCCATTACCTGTAACTGAAACAATGTTATCACCATTACCCCATGCACCGTTACTCCAGCCAAAACTTGATGCTATTGAATCACCAACGTTAAGCCCTCGGTTCCATCCTTCTCTAATTTGTAATTCCGTAGATGCAGTAGCTGATACTCCAGTCGGAGTTATATCAATATCTAATACTAGATCTACGTCATTGACACTGGATGTGAGGGTAACACCTGTTGCGTCAACAGTACCACCTTGGTTCCAGGTTGCATTGTTCCAGGTTGACCGCCCCCATCCTGATAGTGGGGTAGTCATATTTTATCTCCTTATGCGATCCTTAAAATTGCAGCAGTCGCTTCAGCAGCAGGAAACGTAATTGTAAACGTACCAGCAGTTGAAGATTTTACACTACCAAAATCAAGAACACACACTGCTGCGTTTGTTGTCAAACCAGATACAGTTGAGCTGTTATAAATAACAGCAGCTTGTGCAGAAATAGTTGCACTTGTAAATGATATGTCACCAAAATCGCATACAGCAGTATCACCTGATAAAGCAGGAGTAACAGAGGTTAGTGCACCTCCACCCTCCGCATAAGTGCCAGATGCACCTACTTCATCAGTTTGCTGAAAAGCGGTTGTTGATTTACTTAAAGTTGCTTCGTTGTCATATAGCGCTAGTTTAAAAGCATTCCCCGTCGTAGCCGTAAAATTGTGTAGGCCTTTCAGGATCTCCACTTTGAAACTGTTAGCTACAGCTTGTGTAATTGCCATAATAATCTCCTATGGGTTCCTAGACTCGAGAGGGATACGAATAACGCCATCTCGAAATTCGTCTCTACGGTCACGCCCCATCTCATATGTGGCTAGAGCCTGTACAGACTGATTATACATTTTATCGTAGTATTGTATCATATCAGCTGGACCTTTCAAGTATCCAAGTGCCTCTAAAACACAACCATACAAAAGCACGTTTGGAGCATTCTGACTTACCCAATTTGATGTTGTCGTACTGGACAAGACAGGTGGCTTATACGTGTATGCGAGCGATACAGTTAATGCAGCGTTCGGGGTTGGTGCCAACATATGTGTATCATCATCATAAACAGCATAGTACTTGGGAGTACCTGCTCCAGTTGATGTCCTATTTGGCGCAAATTCGTTCATAAACGAAATATCTTTTTGTATCAAGAATGTTCTATTGTCAGAGCCATCTATTATTTGTATGTACCTTGTTGCCTCCCAATCTGCTGGCAAGGGCAAAAAAGGGTTGTTTATAGTTAAGGTAGCAGTATCGTATCTTCTGTAGTATGTAAGATCTACTGTTCTTCTAAGCTTATCTTCTGTAGAAATTATAAATTGATTTATAATAGCGTCAGTTAAAACGTCTGATGTTGTTTCAGTGTAGTCTCTAACATTACTTAATAAATCAGTATAATCACTCATGATGTGCTCACTGTAACATTTCCGACGCTAGATAGCAATCTTGTAGGTTTTTTCGGTGCTTGTAGCTCTAAAGGCATCATGCTTTTAGTCGTTATTGTAAAGGTTGAACCGTCTGCTTTAGTATGAGTTACCACCTGATCAGCTGTTTCAAATTGGTTGACAGTTAATCCAAAACCTTTTCCATCATATGCTGCATCAGAGCCATCAGGTTTTACAACTATTCTACCTCCCTGTATAGGACCGTTAGGACCACCAACAAAAACTCTTGATATTGCAGTTTGTGGTTTTGCATTTTCTAATGCTTCTGGATCAGTTACTATTGGTAAGGGTTCTAACTGAGGATGTTTTGCTTCAAACTCGGTGTAATGCACGATAGAACCATTCC